CCGTCTAAACTTGCCCGCAAAGGCTTGTATCAAGATGGAAGTCCTAAGCAAGCCCAAAGCTCGCATCTTCTACAGTTGTCCCACCACTCTCGTGGCTCTCACGCGCAAGTACTTCTTGCCCGTCGCCCGGCTCATGCAAATGCATCCAGCTCTCTCTGAATGTGCTGTAGGCTTAAACGCTCACAGCAAGGAATGGGAAGAACTTATGGTGCACGCATTAGCGAAGGGCATCGAGCGCATCCTGGCTGGAGACTACTCCAACTACGATCAGAAGCTGCCTCTGCAGCTTATCATCGCCGCCATGATGTGCATGATTGAGATTGCCAGCCACATGACTTACACCGCCGACGATCTCGCAGTAATGCGAGGTTTGGTGTCCGAGTTGGCCATGCCACTCGTGGCATTTAACGGCGATCTCGTGGAGTTCATGAGTGGTGGGTGGATTTCCGGCACCGCCATCACAGTCCATGTCAATGGCATTTGTGGTGCTCTCAACCAACGGTATGTGTTCTTTTCGACGTACCCGGAAGCTAAGTCTTTCCGGGATCACGTTGTCTTGCTCACATATGGGGATGACAACATTGGATCGGTAGATGCGGAACACACAAAGTTCAACATCAAAACCATGTCCACCGTCCTCGCCGAATACGGTCAGAAGTACACCATGCCTGACAAGGAAAGTGCCATCACCGAGTTCTTGCCACTCGAGGATGTAGAATTCCTTAAGCGGAAATCAGTTTTTATCCCTGAAATCAACGCGCAAGTTGGAGCATTAGTTGAAGATTCTATCTTCAAGTCTCTACACTGCCGCGTCAAGGACAAGAGCTCTCCGCTTGGCAACGATGAAGCAGCAGCAATCAACATTGATGGAGCTCTCCGTGAATTTTTCAATCACGGTAGAGACGTGTATGAAACACGTCGCTCTCAACTGAAGAATGTTGCCGAACATCACAAGATAGGTCACCTGTGTCCTCGCCTTGCACTAGATTTCGATGACCAAGTTTCGATTTGGTTTAGTAATTATGGTACAGTATAGGAACGCCTCAACCACCGTGAGAGGGCCGAGAAGGCAAACAAAATCGGTGTCTCCGTCGTCGATCCG